AAATGGGTTAAAGAATTAAGAAAGGTTAAAAAGGTGAATGAAATGAGTATTTTTGATAAATGGGACAAGAATGTGGACACAGAAGGACTTCAGAAAGATATTGCTGAAGTAGAAGCAAATGGTGGTCAGGGTGACTATCGTGAAGTGCCTGTTGGTACATATGAAGTTAAAATTGACAAGATGGAAATCAAGGAATGTGGTTCAGAAAAACATGCAGGTGAACCAATGTTCACAGTTCAGTTCAGAATCCTTGAAGGTGACTTTGAAAACAGTTGCTTATTCATGAATCAGCTTATCACAGAAGGATGGCAGATTGGACAGGTCAACAAGTTCCTTAGAAGTCTTGATGTCAATGACACAGTGGAATTCAAAACATATGGTCAGTACAATGACATGATCATGGACATGATGGAATCTATTGATGGAAGTCTTGAATTCCTGCTTGAATATGGCAAGAACAAGAAAGGATATAACACATTCAGAATCAAAGATGTGTATGAAGTATAAAGAAAAGTAGGTGAATCTGATGCTGTTCTTTGACTTTGAAGTATTTATCAAGGATTGGCTTGTGGTCATTCTTGATATGGATAACAGAAAAGAACATGTCATCATCAATTCACCTTCTGACCTTAAACAATTCTATCAGGAACACAAAACAGACATATGGGTTGGATTTAACAATCATCATTATGATGATTACATCCTGAAAGGAATCCTTTGCGATATGAATCCAAAGGAAATCAATGACCACATTATCATCAAAGAAAAAGCAGGTTGGACATTTTCAAATCTGTTCAGGTCAATTCCATTACTATCATATGATGTGTTCCAAACAAAGATTGACAGGGGACTGAAGTTCTTTGAAGGAAGTCTTGGGAACATGGTGAAGGAATCATCTATTCCATTTGATATTCCAAGAAAACTGACTGAAAAAGAGCTTCAGGAAACTGTTAAATATTGTAGACATGATGTGGAACAGACTGTTGAAGTATTCATGCAAAGGAAAGCAGACTTTGATGCAATCATGTCATTGATAAAAATGTTTCCTGAAGTCTTATCTATCAGGGACATTAGACTAACTAAGGCACAAATTAGTGCAAAGATTTTGGAATGTGAAAAGGTCACAAGGGATGATGAATTTGACCTGTTTGTGCTTCCTTGCATACAAATTAAGAAATACAAAAAAGCAATAGACTTCTATATGTCAATGAAAGGAAAAACCAATCAAAAAGAAGTTTATTCAGAATCATTGAACATGATTATTGCAGGATTGGAACACAACATAAGTTGGGGTGGAATCCATGCAGGAAAAGAAAAATATCAGAATCTTGGACATGGTAGGCAGATATGGCATATTGATGTTGCTTCTTTCTACCCAAGACTGATGATATTCCATAATCTGCTTACAAGAAACAGCAGGAAACCTGAAAAGTTCAAGATGATTTATGACAGAAGAATTGAACTGAAACATGCAGGTAAAAAGAAAGAACAAGCACCATTGAAGATTGTCATCAATGGAACTTATGGAATCAGCAAAGCAATACATTCTTTAGCATATGACCCAAGAAATGCAAATCTTATCTGCTTGAATGGTCAGTTGATGCTGATTGACCTGATAGAACATTTGGAAGCAATTGATGGATTTGAATTAATTCAGTCAAATACAGATGGTTTGATTATCAGTCTTCCTGATACAGATGAAGCATTCAATCAGATGGATGATATTTGTTATGAGTGGGAAAAGCGTTGCAACATGGAATTGGAATTTGATGAAATCAGTTCTATTTGGGAAAAGGATGTCAACAATTATGTGTTCATCTTTAGCAATGGCAATGTGGAAAGAAAAGGTGCTTATGTGAAAGAACTGTCAGCACTTGACTATGACCTTCCAATCATAAACAAAGCATTAGTTGACAGATTGGTCAAGGGAATCCCAATCGAAGCAACTATCAATGGATGTCAAGACCTAAAGGAATTTCAGATGATCAAGAAGATATCATCAAAGTATGAATGCATTATGCATGGTGGACATTGGGAAAAACACAAAGCAATCAATCCTGCAACAGGCAAGTTGAAAACATTCACTAGGTTTGTTGGTAGCACCAAGAAACTGAATGAAAAATGTGTCAGGGTCTTTGCATCAGTAAATGAATCTGATGGTGGACTTTGGAAAATTAAAAAAGATGGTAGCAAAGCAAAGGTTGAAGGAACACCTGAACACTGCTTTATTTTTAATGATGAAGTAAATGGTGTCAAAGTTCCAAGAAAATTAAACAAGCAGTGGTATATAAACACAGCTTATGACAGATTGTCAGGTTTTGGAATTTGTGAAGGAAGAAGGTGAAATTGATTGGATTGGAAAGGAAACAGCATGGTCTTCAAAGGCTATGCGACAGGCACAGGAAAGAAAGCAACCATGAAGGTCAAGGATGCACAGCTTCTTTCATGGGATGATGTTCAAGGGAATCAGTCATTTGGTGCAATTCTGAATCATGATTTTGTTGATATTTCATTTGATACTGATGAACTGTCACAGAAGTTTTGGGATATGGCAGAAGAGAACAATTGGAATTGTTTGATTCTTGAAAATCCTGAAAATGGACACATTCACAGTTATTGGAAGGACACAGAACGCAGGATTGAAAAGGGTGGAAAGGATAAAAAACTTGCAGTTGGATTGATTGCAGATATTCATTCAGGATCAACATACATACCATTAAGAGTCAATGGTGTTGATAGATTTCCACCATCTTTTGAACCTGATGACATTGATGAAGTTCCTGATGAATTGATTCCTGTGAATACAACCATCAATCTTGCAGACTTGCAAGAAGGGGATGGAAGGAATGATGAATTGTTCAAATACATCCTGATTCTTCAGTCACAGCTTATGTTGGACAGAGAACCAATAAAAAGGGTGTTAGATAATATCAATCACTTTATCTTTCAGGATGCGTTATCAGAAGAAGAAATGGATGTCATCACAAGGGATGATGCATTTGCAAAACCAATCTTCTATAAAGGAAAAATGTTCTTGCACAATGCTTTTGGTCAATATATGAAGAATGAATATCACATCAAAAGAATTCAAGGACAGCTTCATGTGTATGATGGTGGGATTTATAAATCAGGTTACAGGTTTATTGAATCCAAGATGGTTGAATTGATTCCAACACTGAAAGCAAATCATAGGGTGGAAACCCTAAAGTATTTGGAAATCATCACACCTGAAGAAACACAGGTTGCAGATGCAAATCTGATTGCATTCAGGAATGGTCTTTATGACTTAGCAACAGATGAACTTCTTCCATTCAGTCCTGATCATGTTATTACAAACATGATTCCTTGGGACTATAACCCTGAAGCGTACAGTGAATTGTGTGACAAGACCTTAGACAAAATATCCTGTCAGGATGATGAAATCAGGGCATTGCTTGAAGAATGTATTGGATATTGCTTCTTCAGACAAAATGAATTATCCAAGTCATTTTTCCTGACAGGTTCAGGAAGTAATGGTAAATCAACATTTTTGGATATGGTGAAAAATGTACTTGGAAGACAAAACTATGTGTCATTGGATATGGATGAACTTGGTGAACGATTCAGTACAACAACCATGTTTGAAAAACTTGCAAATATTGGTGATGATATCAGTGATGAATTCCTTCAAGGAAAAACACTTGCACAGTTCAAGAAGATTGTCAGTGGAAATGATATCAAGGCAGAAAATAAAGGTCAGGATGCATATTTCTTCAAACCAACAGTCAAGCTGTTATTCAGTGCAAATGAGATTCCAAGAATGAGAAACAAGGGATTTGAAGCAATCAAAAGAAGACTTGTCATCATTCCATTCAATGCTAAATTTAACAAGAATGATGATGACTTTGATGCAGGGATCACTTGGAAGCTGAAAAAACAGGATGTTGCAGAATACCTAATAAAACTTGGCATTGAAGGATTAAAAAGAGTTCTGACGAATCAGGGATTCACAGAATCACAGAAAGTCAAGGATGAAGTTGACAACTTTGAAAAAGACAACAATCCAATTCTTTTATTTTTGGAAACGGTGGAAGAAGATGAAATTCTGAACCATGAAACCAAAGAAGTATTTGCAAGGTATGATACATTCTGTAATGAAAATGGATTCACAAGAATTGCAATGCAAACTTTTACTAAGGAAATCAAAAAACACCTTGGATGTGACAGGAAGGATGTCAGGCTGAATGGCAGAAAGGCAATAATTTTTATTAAGTAGAAAGGATGATGGATGATGGAATTATATAAAGAAACAGATGATCAGTTATCAGTTGCAGAAGATGTTGTCAATCATCCATCCCACTATTGTCAGGATGGTGGAATGGAATGTATTGATGAAATGATAGCAGTCTTTGGAAAAACAGCAACCATACACTTTTGCCTTTTGAATGTATGGAAGTACAGAAAAAGGGCAGTGTTCAAGAATGGTGCTGAAGATATGAAGAAAGCTAATTGGTACATGAAGAAGTATATGGAACTTAGTAGAAAGACGGTGAACTACTGATGAATTATCATAATATCACAAAAGATGATATGAACAATGGTGATGGTTTGCGTGTTGTTCTTTGGGTAGCAGGATGCAGTCATCATTGTAAAGGTTGTCAGAACCCTGTGACATGGAATCCTGATGATGGTATTGAATTTGATATCAGAGCAAAGAATGAAATCTTCAAGGAACTGAAAAAAAAGCATATTGCAGGGATTACATTCAGCGGTGGTGACCCTTTATTTTCTACCAACAAAGGAACAGTTTTAAGTCTGTGTCAGGAAATCAAAAAGAAGTTTCCAACTAAGACCATCTGGATTTATACAGGCTATGATTGGGAAGATATAAAAAACGAACCATTGATGAAATATATTGATATTTTAGTAGATGGAAAATTCATTGAAGAATTGAAGGATGTCAATTATCCTTGGGCAGGTTCTATCAATCAAATGGTAATTGATGTTCAGGAATCATTAAAAGAAAAGAAGGTGATTTTACATGAAAGTAATTAAGAAAGATGGAACACTTGAAGACTACAATTTTATAAAGATTAAAAATGCAGTCACAAAATCTGCAAAAAGAGTCATGATTGACCTTGATGATGAAGCATTTGACAGACTAAAAGACATTGTTGAATTAAAACTGTCATTGCTGAACACAGAACTGATTCCAATTGCAGACATGCACAATGTTGTGGAAGAATCATTGGAACAGTTTGATCCAAGAATTGCAAAGTCATATAAAGATTATCGCAACTATAAAAAGGATTTTGTTCACATGATGGACAAGGTATATCAGAAATCACAGTCCATCAGATTCATTGGTGATAAAGAGAATTCAAACACTGACAGCACATTGGTAGCAACTAAAAGATGCTTAATATTCAATGAGCTAAATAAAAGACTATACAGAAAGTTTTTTATGACACAGGAAGAACTTCAAGCATGTAAGGATGGTTATATCTATGTGCATGATCAATCAGCAAGATTGGACACAATGAACTGTTGTCTGTGTGATGTAGCTTCAATTATGTCAGGTGGCTTTGAAATGGGTAACGTTTGGTATAACGAACCCAAAACACTTGATACAGCATTTGATGTTATGGGTGATATCATCCTTTCAACAGCATCACAACAATATGGTGGATTCACAGTTCCTGAAGTAGACAAGATTCTTGCACCTTATGCTGAAAAGTCATTCAAGAAATATATTATGGAATATCTGAACATCACTGTAGGTGATCATGAAAATGCAGAATGTTGGGCAAGAAGCAAAGTTAAAAGAGACTTTGAACAGGGGTTTCAAGGAATAGAAATGAAGCTGAACACAGTTGGTTCAAGCAGAGGTGATTATCCATTTGTCACAATGACGTTTGGTCTTGCAACAGACGAATTTGGAAAGATGGCATCAATCACATTCCTTGAAGTTCATGCAAAGGGACAGGGCAAGGAAGGAAACAAAAAGCCTGTGTTGTTTCCTAAGTTGGTATTTTTGTATGATGAAAATCTGCATGGTGAAGGATGCATCAATGAAGATGTCTTTGAAGCAGGGATTGAATGCAGTTCCAAAACAATGTACCCTGATTGGTTATCACTGACAGGTGAAGGATATGTTGCTTCCATGTATAAGAAATATGGAAGGGTTGTTTCCCCTATGGGATGCAGAGCATTCTTATCACCTTGGTATGAAAAAGGTGGAATGCAACCTGCTGATGAATCAGACAAACCTGTGTTTGTTGGAAGATTCAATATTGGTGCAGTCAGTCTTCATCTTCCAATGATTCTTGCAAAGTCAAGACAGGAAAACAAAGACTTCTATGAAGTGCTTGATTATTACTTGAACATGATTAGAAAGATTCATCAAAGAACATATGACTATCTTGGTGAAATGAAAGCATCAACCAATCCTGTCCAATACTGCGAAGGTGGTTTTTATGGTGGGCATCTAAAACCTTCAGATAAAATCAAACCATTGCTGAAACCAATGACAGCATCTTTTGGAATTACGGCATTGAATGAACTTCAGGAACTTTACAATGGGAAATCCCTTGTGGAAGATGGACAGTTTGCATTGGATGTTCTGAAGTATATCAATGATAGGGTGAATGAGTTCAAGGAAGAAGATGGTTGGTTATATGCGATCTATGGAACACCTGCTGAATCACTTTGTGGTCTTCAGATTGAACAGTTCAGAAAAATGTATGGTGTGATTGAAAATGTATCTGACAGACCTTATGTGTCAAACAGCTTCCATTGTCATGTGACTGAAAATATTACACCAATTCAGAAGCAGGATTTAGAAGGTAGATTTTGGGATTTATGCAATGGTGGGAAAATCCAATATGTTAGATATCCAATCAGCTACAACAAAGATGCGATCAGGACATTAGTCAGAAGGGCAATGGATAAAGGCTTCTATGAAGGTGTGAACTTGTCACTTGCATATTGTGATGACTGTGGACATCAGGAACTTGAAATGGATGTGTGTCCTGTGTGTGGTTCAACGAACCTGACAAAGATTGACAGAATGAATGGTTATTTATCATATAGCAGGGTACATGGTGATACAAGATTGAACAGTGCCAAAATGGCAGAAATTAAAGAAAGGAAATCAATGTAATTATGAACGGAAAAGAATATCAGAAATTAGCAATGAGAACATGCAGTATTCCATATGACAACAATAAAGGAAGATTGCATCATGCAGTGTTTGGACTTACTTCAGAAGCAGGTGAAGTTGCAGGAATCCTTCAGAAGGTATATCAGGGACATGGATTTGACAAAGATCATATCAAGAAAGAACTTGGTGACTGTCTTTGGATGATTGCTGAAGCATGTGAAGCACTTGACCTTGATATGGATGATGTGATGCAGACAAACATTGATAAGCTGAAAGCAAGATATCCTGAAGGGTTTAGTGCTGACAGGTCACTTCATAGAAAAGAAGGTGACATTTAATGCTCTTAAAATTAGCATTTATCTTCATTATTTGGGGGATTTATGGTGATTTAGAAAAGAAAAGTGATGAAATATCTTTATTTTGTATGATTTTATTAAGTTTTTTAATACTTTTTAGTTAGGAGAATAACATGTTAAAATGTGAAATTTTAGATATACAAGGTTTTCAACCTGCTATTCATGG